CACGTTTAAAATTAACTACATATACGTAATCAGTTGAACCAGATCCTGCAGTTGTAAATCTACTATCATTCGGGTTCAATAACAACTGACGATATTGTGAATAAATTGCTCTACTCGGTGATCTGGACTAGAAAATACAATTAAGCCTTGCTTACTAAAAACATTTCCAACTTGATTTGTTTGCAAAAATGTTCCTGCTTCTGCTCGATTATTTAAATATCCAACTTGCGTTGATGTTAATGCTTTATTGTAAATTCTTATTTCATCTAGCATTCCATCGAAATTTTTAGATATAGAATCATATCCACCAATCTTTAAAGAATGTGCATTATCTATACGAGCTGAAGCTGTAAATGGAGAATCATACACACCTAACAATGTACTAGAAATAGATGATTGCAATGTACCATTAACATACATTTGTAAATTACTACCAGTTTTTTGACAAACAATATGCGTCCATGATGATGATACAAATGCAGATGATGTAATTTGTGTTTTAAATGAAGTACTGACGGCAGCTGAAAAAACTAATTGTTTACTTCCACTTAATTCAATATTAAATGGATACATTGGTGTTAATGAACTTGATGCTTTTGTTATTACCAATTGATTAGTTGTTCCTATATTAGAAGAACTAATAAAGAATGAAACTGCATAATCATGTTCTCTATCATATAAACCATCTAACGGAGTTTCAATATATGATGAACCCGTAAACACAGCTGCATAGCCAACTGATCTTTGTTGTACAGTCGTTGTCGGAACACCTGGTACATATGTTACATTTGATGATTTATAAGAAATTCTAGATGTATCAAAATATTCATTGAATCCTTCATACAATTTAACATCAGATATAATAGATGCAGTATTAAATGCAGAATTAATAATATTACCGTAACGGTCACTTGAATATGATCCTGAAACAGATGATGTAAATGTAAATGATGTTGGTTTTATCCCTTGCCCGATTTTATTTAACGGAATAGAAAATAATGAAGCAGATTCATACAAATATTTTGTAGTTCTATTTAAGTCAGATGGACCAAATGTATTATATGGTTGATTTTTATATTTGTAAAATAAATGATTAACTGAAAAATATGTTATCAATTGCAAACTACCATCTAAGTTTTGTGCGTTATTCAATGATAATTCAGTGCCTAATGCCGGCAACATATCAGTATTTGAATATATTGCTGTTAAAGGTAATATGCTAGATGTCAAACTACCAGAATAAACAGTCCAAGACTTATACGATTGAAAAGGATTGATTTGTACATCAGTTTTATCAATCTTTTTAAAAACCGTTGGGTATGAACCTTCATAAGGGTTTTCTGTATTTTGTAATCTTGATTGTGCCATATAGTAAAAAGCCCCGCTACATTTAATATAAATATACCGGGGCTTAAATCTGTGTTATTTTAGAAATCTAATTTAACTCGTATCAATGCTTCTCTTTGGAAAGATTTCAATAATGGTTTAGAAAGTTTAGCAACTGCTAATAATTCCTGACTGTTATTATATAATCCTACCGTAGTAATATATGTTTTAGGATCACCTACAAATGTTGTTTGTGAAATTTGACCAACACTACCAGTTACATATGATGGATTATTTGAGAAGTTGTATTCTGCATTTTTAATTCTCACGAAATAATGTGTGCTAGTAACTTTTTCTGAATTACGTGCTTGGAATCCAAATGCTGCATTCGTTGCACCATTGGTAAGTAAAGCTGAGCCAGATATAGAACGGAACAATGCAAAATGATTGCTACCTTCAGAACTAGATCCTGTATTCGTTTGAAAATTTAATTTTTGATCTAGCATTTTTCCATCTAATACTAATACACCATGATCTGGATATGATAATCCATAATATACCGGAGCACTTGGATTATGTATACCCGATGTTAATGAACCAGATACAATATTATAAATCTTACCTGAGTCACCTAATGTTGCGGGGGCAGTTGAAGAATCATCAATTAATTGAATAACTGTCGATCCTGATGCAACTACACTACCTGTTGCATTTGTCGGTCTAGAACTAGAAATTGTACGTAATGGCAATTCCCAATTACCTGCATCTAAACGTTCTTTTATTCTATCACGTTTAAAATTAACTACATATACGTAATCAGTTGAACCAGATCCTGCAGTTGTAAATCTACTATCATTCGGGTTCAATAACAACTGACGATATTGTGAATAAATTGCTCTACTCGGTGA